ACCTTAATAGGTACTGTATAGAGTAATATGTTTTACTTTATTTTTTAGAACATTTTGAAGTCTTTAATACTAGGGATACCTCTGGTAATGACATCAGGTAAGAAGTGGTCTATAGTCAATTTAGATACTTCTTCTACTTCACCTTTCTTATCACCCATCAGAATACTTACTTGTTCTTCAGACCATTTTAAGATATCTAGGTTTCGTGTAGAAATGTTTTCTTCACCACCTGTATCTAATGTTACTTCGTATAAGTGTACATCTTTAGTCTGACCAATACGATTAGCACGTTTTACTGCTTGGTCGTAAGTACCAGACCTAAATGGTAAATTTAAGAAGATAACTGTATTGGCTTCTGTTAAAGGAACTGCTTCTGATAATGTTTTAAATGTCGTAATCAAAGGATTAATCTTACTATTTTCTTTAAACTGCTTAACTTGATTAGATAGACCAATAGTTGTAGTGGTTTCACCGAAAATAGTAATAGGATGAAAACCTTCCTCTGTTAAGATTTCATTACAATGTTTTAATACGTCTACATAATCTGTAAAGATTAATGTTTTTGCTTCAGCATCACGAATGACTTCACTTAGATTTGTTTCGTAAGTCTCTTTACCGTCTTCACTTACTACAGTAAATGATTTAGCCATAGCCTCTACAATAGCTTTATTACATTCAGTTCTCTTACGTCCAATCACATTACCTAATGTTTCTCCAATAATCGTAAGTTCTACGTATTTATACACAGACTTAGCTTTTCTAAATATCTTCTTAGTCTTATTAGAAAGAATAGGAATAATCACTTTATCTTCAAAGTAATTACAATCGATAATGTATTGCTTGTGTACTGGTGATGTTGGATTATAACCATTATGTAATTCTTTAGTTTTAGCTAAGTATTCATCTAATGCTATTTGCATCTTAGTATTAAAGTTACTTCCTAAATTAGCTTTAAACTCTTCAATACCTTCAAAATACTCTTCAATATACTCGTCTCTAAATTCATTATAAAAAGCAGTACGCTCTCTAATGTACTTTTTCATTTCTTCACGAATAGTACTAAGTGTATATTTCCAAGCATCAGGTAGGACTACTTTAGATTGATAAGTAAATTGCTCTACGCCTGAACCTTGTGCTTTAATAGTAGCTTTTACTAATTGTAATCTATTAGCCATTACACTGGCCGCATATACACCAGATATACCAAATACTGAATTAAAAGATTTAACTACTTCTGGTGTAAATAACTTATCAATAGTTTCAAACATTGTCATGGTTTCACTACCTAGTGCTTTTAAAGGTGTACCTGACATCCATAAACAAAAATAAGGATTAACTATTTTATTCAATTCTCTAAACAATGTAGAACGTTGTGATTTATAGCTATTCATGCCATGCGCTTCATCGAGCACGATCCCGTATCTACCGCTAGGTATATTCCTTAAACTAGCTACTAGTTTATCCAGTGATTCAAAGTGACAAACCATGAATTTACTATCTAGAGAAAAATTAGCTAACTTAACTTTACCACCCTTGACAGAATCAATAGATAAATTATAAGTTTGTGACTTACTGTAAATACGATTAATGGTTTCTTCCCATACATCGATAACTGCTTTTTTAGGACATACCACAATAATCTTATCTGCACCTAATAGTTCCATTAAAGCAATAGAGTTAATGGTCTTACCTAAACCAGGGCCTGCGTCTAATAGATAACCTCTTAAGTCCATTAACTTAGACTTAAATAAACAGTTATCAATAAACTTATCTTGGTGTTCAAATAGCTTAAGTCCTGGTACGAATATATTTTTTAAAATAGATTTATTTACAACAGGAATATCTTCATCTTTGGTATTCTGAATTAACTTAATATTTTGCACCAAAGGAATGGTTTCAAATAATTCTTTTAGTTTTTGTAATTTTGAACGAGATACGATTCTACGTTTAAATTTATCATTATTTAGTAATTCTAATACCACATGATACATGTCAGGCAAATAGAATTTCTGAAACTTCATCTCCCATCTACTTGACTTATCTAAGATATTATAAAGCATCTTAGAACCAATATATTTCTCAAAATCACGATATACTAATTTTAAGTTAATCCCTTCTACAATGATTTGATTTTTAGTAGTATCTTCTTTAATAGTCGGTGTTTTAAATACTTCAAACATTTTGTTATTCCTTTTTACTATAAGGTTATTCATATCTTTCCATTGTCCTTTATACCTTAATCTAAGATAATTTAAACCTATACTATTAAGGTGTACAAATCTATTAGATAGTACATCTATTTATTAACACTTATTTAAAGGAACTATTAAAATGGAAAAATTTGCATTCTTTGCATTAGGTTGTTTAATCTTAATTGGTATTGTATTTTTCGTAGCAAACTTCATTGCTAAATTGGAAAAGTACAGTGAAGTATTACCACACGATAAGAATATCAAAATCATCAATAAGATGATTAAGAAACCTGATATAATTAACAAACACCGTATCAAACGGATTGCCCAATCTTCTCAAACTAAATCTGTAACAGGTATCACTAATCTGGAAGAACAAGACCGTACTGGTTTAGTACGTCGTATTCTGATTGATTATTTCAATAAGAAAGAATTTAAGATTGGTACATTCCGCGATTATCGCTGGGGTGTAGACTTGACTTCTAAATTTATTGAAAAAGTATCTGATTCAGAAGCTATTGAAGCATTCTCTTTGTGTCTGTTAAGTACCGAATTTACCGATGATGGTAACTTTGGTAATACAATGATGGATACACATGTAGTACGTAAACTCGTATTAGATGTATACGTATGCTACAAATCCGTGGATTCTGAATCTAAACCATCATCTACATCTGATACGTATAAGACCTACGACTTGGATACCAACATCGAATTAATCGAAGTGGTAACAGGTGGTGACATCTTGTTGAATGGTGTTTAACATAAGCAATACTACTCTCTACTCCAAAATAGGAGTAGAGAGTAGTATAATACTATCTTTTTATTTTTTAGCCTACATCGTAGAATGCTAGTTCTTCTTCACCATTCTCATTACGTGTTGCACCGAAACGAGACAGTGAAGTATCACTTCCATTGATGTCGTATCTTAAACCACCTACAGGTGCAAATGGTAAGATGAATACTTTATGTTCTTCTGGTGTATCATTTTGACCACGGTGTTTACCACGTGCAAATACCTGATATTTAGTACCATTGTCTTTTACAATATCTACTGCAATCTCAAGTTCTGGTTCACGATATAAACCACGACAGTCAGCATAATACGAACCATCTGATACTTGTTGTGCTAACATCTTATTACCTTGACGTTTTAAATCCAGCGCATCACCTGATAATTGGTGAGGTGTCAATAAAGCAATATTGTGTCCTGCACACATAAAGTTTTTAGTACGTCTAAAGAGTTCTTGTACGTCAGAGTCACCACGGATATTAGGTAAACCATTTTTATTGGCTAGGTTCAAATAGTCAATCAAACACATATGGATTTCGTATCCTTTAGACTCTAGTTCTAGAATCTTATTCTGAATTTCAATATAAGACCATTCAGATGGGTTAATACGAATCAGTTTTACATTATATCCTGTAGACTGTAGTTTGTCTCTTACGTAGATTGCTGCTTCATTTTTATCTAAGTTTTTCTTATCGTCATCTGTTACGACTACATTATCAAAGTTACCTTTTAATAAAGTGTAGATATTAGATAATACAATTTGCATGTCATCTTCAAAAGAAATCAATACATTCATTGGTTTCTTTTTTGGATTGGTCAATAAGTCTTTTGGGTTATTAAACATACAAGCTGAAATAAACATAGACAAACACACACCTGTTTTGTTATTGTGTGCTAAACCACCTACTATAGTTAATTGACCTAAACGTAAACCTCCACGTGTCATTCTATTCATTGCTTGCCATGGCATACGAATAGTACGTGAACCGTCTGATTCCTTCTTAATTAATTCGTATTGTTCTGCGACTTGTTCGATGTTATTTAAATCTAACTCAACCACTACACCTGGGATTTCTTCACCAGCGTAATTTACTAAATCAATAGCATCTGTTAACTTAGTAGACATATAACCATCTAAGTCTTCTACTTTATCACGATTGAATTTTAAATCGTAAGTCAATTTCTCTAAAATATCTTGTGCTTTTTTATTTTTTAGATATTTACTTAATTCAAAACGATAAGATAATACAGAACGCTGTACTTCTTGAGGTGTCAATTCAAATGCAATATTATCCTGAATACTTTCAAACAGTGTAGTATCTTGTCCACAGATGATTTTTAAATGTTGTATTAAATCATTGTAAGGAATGGGATTCTCTCTAGAAACCATATCCATTACTAAATCTTTTAAATCATTTAAAGTAGAGTCTGTACCACTGATGTCTCTATTATTAATCTTTAAAGAACTAATAATATCATTGACCAATTTAGAGGAATCTGATTCTTCTTCTAATTGAGATTCTCTGTATAATAAAGAAATACATTTTGCTAATAATGCTTTAATGTTCATGTCGGGATTTCTTTCTTTATTTTTATATTGTTAATAAAATAAGTAACGGTTATAACGTATGTTAATATGAATTATTCGGTTAGTATATATTAGCCTATAGAGCTATTTTTTACATAGATAGTCAGGGCTAAAATCTAAATAGAAATCTACCAACATATAAAGGATATCACCCATGATTGAGTTAATTAAGAAAACAGAAGCTGAAAGGTTATTGGATCGTTTTATCGATTCAGAAGAGAATCCAGAGAATACCATTCGATTAGTATTTGTACCAGAAGAATTATATAACGACTTAAAAGATAAAGGTATTAGCCCTGTTGACTTACTTTATTATGATAAAGCTGTCGCATCTGTCGGTAGCAACGCTTTAAAAGAATTAATTGCTCTAAATGCTTTATCTAAATCCTCACCTTTAGATAAAAGTAGAGTATACGAATCTGTAGAGATGTCTGAAAAACTTACCCCTTTGATGGGTGAGGCATTGGATATTCGCCTACTGTGGCTGGCAAATGCTAATGATAAAGAAGCATTTTATAGCCAATATTTTCCTCAGGAAAATGGTGAGCATACTTTTGAAGAAGAAGTGTTTAACACAACACGTATTCTATCTAAAGTAATGACAGGTATATGTAATAACATTTACCAACACACTAACGAAAACTGTATGTATGAGAGTATTGACGTGTCCCCTAGTGGACGTATTTACTTTATTTCTGTACCTACTTCAACGGTAGAAGGAAGCTACAGTGAACATACATTGAAAACTTATGTATTAGAGAAAATTCGTGATGTAATGAGAAAGTCGTCTATTTACCACTCAGAACAGACTATATCAGCTACAGCATTGTTCGGTAATTATTTACTACTATTAGATAATTAATAATTATTTTCGAAGATACTATAAGTTATTCTTGTCTTGATTTAAATTTTAAAGGTATTGAAAATGTCTCAAAAAAATATTTTCGGTAAAGAGAAAAAATCCTTTACCCCCCGTTCAAATACACAAGTGATTGCTGACATCGTAAAATCACATGCTCATGATATTTCCTTGAGCACTGAATCTGCTAAATTGGTTGGTAAAGCTTTCTTGTCTATTGAAAGTCTGAGTGCTTCTGAAACTGAAGACCTGGGCGCTATTACCAACAGCCAAAAAACTGTAATCGACGGTATCGTAGCTGACTACCAAGAAACTACTGGTTCTACTCTGACTGAAGACCAAGTAGATAACCTGTCCGAATCTATCGTTATCGCCCAAAACCCAGACGAATACTACAATGCTGGTGCACAAACTGAACCAGGTACTGTTGTATCTGCTATTGGTGGTGGTGTTGACGTTGGTGTTGTAGGTCAAGAACTGGCTACTGAATCTTTTGAAGTTCACGGTATGATGAATACCCTGGCGATGACTGTTTCTTACAACATCCGTCCTGAAAAACAATCTAAAGCTGTAGAATTGTTCTTCCCTACTATCACTTTGGATTCTACTCAAAACAACTACACCATCGATGTACACCTGTCTACTGTATTCAACTCTAAAGAATACGACTTGGGAGGCAAAGGTGATGCATACCGCAACCAAAAACACGTAATCAAAGCATTGCGTAAACACGATATCTTGAAATCTAACTTCACTGACATCGTTCCTGTATTCCGTAAAACCATCAGCGAAGATTCTTTCGTAGACAGCACTCTTCTGCCTCCTTACGTTGTTCGTACTGACTTTGATGAAGATGTACAAACTTCCTTGCTGAAAATCGGTAAAGAAATTAAACTGACTCACATCTCTCAAACTGACCGTATGGTTACTTTGGGTATGTCTGACGATACTGACCAAATTTCTGCTAACCCACGTCTGAAAACTCTGGGTCTGAAAGTTGGTAACGATGTTGTATTGTTCAAAAACTTGCAATACCATCAACAATCTACTTTCACTTACTCTCCAAATGGTGACCGTGAAGGTATCCAATTGATGTACGATGTAAATACTCACTTGGTAAATGCTGACACTATCGGTGAAATCTCTCAAGCTCTGCCTACAGAATTGAAAGCACTGAAAGACAAAAAACTGGAAGCTCTGTTGCGCTTTGATATTTCTGGTCGTGGTAACACTGACTTGGGTACTGTTACTCTGAATGCAGCTGCTGTACAAGTACGCGCTGTTCGCAATGCAGAAACCAAAGAAGTATTGTCTATGGAAAACGCAGACGTTAAAGCTCTGGTTGCTGAATTGGAAAAAACCTCTATCGTTGGTTATGAAGTAGACGCTACCCGTACTAACAGTAACTTGCGCGAACATGGTCTGCTGTTGGATGACCGCGTACAACGCATCATCTACGGTGTTAAACTGCACTCTCCAATCGCTATTCGTCGTCCTATCGATGACAAAGACACCGTATCTGATTCTCAACGTATCGACAGCCTGATTCGCTTGTCTTTCATCCGTCGTACTAACGCTGGTGTATCTGCCATTTACGATATCCTGAACATGTTGAAATCACAACCTCAACAACTGGATACTGCTGAACCATTTAACTACACTTCTGTTGGTGTAGGTCAATGGTTTGCTCGTACTTACGTTAAAGATGTAGAATTGGATGTTTACAAAACTTGTCAATCTCTGACTACTTCTGACCGTTTGAATAACGTGTCCTCTGTAATGACTAACTACATCTTGGGTGAAATGACTCAAGCTTACTGTTCTTCTGAACTGGCTGCTGGTTACGAATTGACCGACATCGGTGGTAGCTCTTTCCGTCCACACGTGATTGCTATTGCTGACGCGTTCACTAGCAAATTCATCTTCCGCGAAGGTGATGCTCGTACTCTGGGTGATGGCTTTGACTTCACTATCGAAGAATGTTCTGACGAACGTTTGGTATTGGATGAACATGGTCAAGCTAAAGATGGTGAAATTGGTACTATCTTCTTGTCATTCGGTAAACCACGCAATGGTAGCTTGAGCGTACCTCTGTGGTTCGGTAACACTCTCGATAAACGTGAAATCCCACGTATCGTTAGCCGTGCTCGTGGTAGCAAATACCAACACGAAACTATGGTTCAACCATGGTTCAGCCACATCTGTCACTTGCCAGTATTGGTACGCATTAAAGTAACTGGTCTGAAACGTTCTATCCAAGAACGCTTGAACTTCCAAGTTACTAATGAAGTAATTCAACCTGCTACTGCTGCTGCCGCTGCTGCTGTTAATGGTACCCCAGGTGCTTAATAATCAGAACTGATTAATTTAAATAATTAATTAAAGATACCTACTACTCTACTACCAATTGGTA